TCTACAATATAAACTGAAGGTGCATCGGTATATCCTTGTCCACCAGTCAACATTTCAATATTTGTTACTGATCCAGACGCTACAGTAACATCTAATATCTGAGCACCAACTGGATCAATAATTTTCACCCTAGGAGGTGTAAGATACCCTCTACCACGGTTAGTAATCTGAATTTCGTATACTTGACCGTCTTGGTTAATTCTTGATATTGCTTGAGCATTAATTCCACCAATAGGTGCTGGATCGATGTAAACTACAGGTGGATTGCTATATCCACTGCCCATTTCGTCAACAGCGATACTTCCTATATTAACTCTACCTTCAGAATCGATAGTAGGAGCACCAATGGTTGCACCACCAGGATTCTTGAATGATATGGCAGGAATGAAGTCATATCCACTACCACTATCAGTAATAGTAATAGTATCTACCATTCCAGTCTCATCATTGACCGTAAGACTTAATTTAGCAGATGTACCATTAACATTACTAGCATCAGCAACTACAGGGATTGGTGGGTTATATGAAGAGTATCCCTGACCACCATCGATCAAATTAATGTCTTTAATACCACCAATTAGAGATCTAGCAGTAGCATTCTTACCAGTGGTACTAGTAATAGTAACTTTAGGTGCAAAGTCTAATCTATACTTAGATCCGCCATTTTTAGGAATTAAACTGGTAATTATGCCAGCATCAGATACCTTAGCAATTGCTGAGGCTCCTGAACCGTAACTAGGAGGAATATATTCAACAGAACGAATATGAATGTCATCAGCAGCTCCGATTTCATTTTTAAAGACAATTGTGTCTTCAAAAACGGTAAAATCGTCATATGGGATTTGTAAACGACCATTTTTGTTGATTACGAGTCCAACTTCCGAAGTTGGAGTATAACTTGCTCCAGAAATCCTTAATGGGTAAATTTTAGTGTTTTGCCACTCTTGATAAGGGATAGAATCGCAAACTTTGATTGTCTGATCCGAATATCCAACCAAATAAGTGATTTGAGTGAATTCTGAGTCATCAGATCCAATTTGATCTCTAGGTGCTTCTGCAAAACGAATATTTTGCCCTTCTACAAAATAATCGACTCCAGGTACCTTCATATCATTGTAAGCAATTACAATGAGGTGATCTGCTGAGGTTGGAGCTACTGGAGTACCTAAAAAGCTTAATGGGAAGATGGTTTCAGTGCCATCAAACAATGTAAAAGGATTTTCTAGCTGTTGCTTCTTCTTATTGAACTGTGGGTATGAAATACCTGGTGTAATGATAACATCAGGACCACGAGTAACAGATTCATAGTAAATTACCTCATTATCAATCATTATGGAGCCATCTTGCTCCTGGAACCCATCTATACTCTCAATTTCAATCTTTTTATCGTACACACCGATATCTTTGAGCAATTCAGTTGCACTTGCAAGTTGCTCAGAGGTATAACTATCCAGATCAAGATATCTCAGTAAATTATTGAGGATATCGTAAGGTCTACCTGTTTTCTCCTGAGATTTGTAATATTCAAACAAGAAGTTGACTAATTGTCTATCTTCCTGACGAATGAACTCGGGTAACTGATTTTCGACCCTATCAGAGACGTTGATATTCTTTGTAATCGGCATCTATCTTAGAAACAGGATTCGCTGACTGGATATGTGAAACTATCCGTTGGATAATCAATGATATTTATACCACCTGTGTCACCGAAATTATAACCATTAAAGTTATTCGGATCGAAGGTAGGAATTGCAGTATCGTTGATTGTGTAGTCAATTGGATTGACTGCTGGGTTAAAGATTGTTGGATCTACTCCTGGTGGGATATTAATTGATCCACCGCCAGGTAATACTTGTATTGGAAGTCTTGTAGTGTCATCTGGAGTGCCCTGAATCGCTACAGGACCAACACAGACCTGACCACTACCATAATCTACACTTCCTACTGATGCATTAAGTGTTAATTCAGTTTCATCCCTTATTGTTACGAGAATTAGGTTACCACGACCATCATCTCTTATATTTACTGGTACCAAGACCTGATTTGTGACATTTGTCGATAATCCAGGAGTTGTTATAACAGCAGATGTAGCACCATCAGTTAAAGTTAGATTTACAAGGTCTTCTGTGTAACCAGTGGCATAAAATGTACCAGATTTAACTACAGAGAAGTTTGGTTTACACTTATTGCCAGTTCCACCAGTTCCATCATCTCCATTGTCATCATCATCAGTACCATCACCATCTGGAGTGCCAGAATAGTTAGATGGATCGTAAAGTGGGTTACCAAAGTCTAAACATTGAGTAAATACTTGACCAAATTCAAATTTATCTAAATTCTGACCCAAAGTCATCTGAGTGACATTACCAGAAATGGAATTATCACTATTATCGATCATTGCACCGAATTTAGACCCATCAATACGTCCATTAAACCTATTTGTTTGACCTGCCTTGTTGTAATCGTCAATTCCTTGTAAAATCTTAGTTCCAAGTTGAGATCCAGTCAAATTAGTGTCATTTCCGTTGTAATAAACGTAAGATTTAGGAATAACATAGAAACTTGTTGGATCAATGATGACTGGCTCGATAGATGCAACAGAATACTTCGCCAAATCCTTCTTGATCTTATTTTTTGTCGTTTCATTCAACTTATTTCCTGTTTTTGGTCGAATTGCGACATAAACCTTCCCATAAACAGGTGGAGTTAACTTCTCACCTCCAAAAGCAGTCACAGATGCTGCTTGAGGGTAGATTTCAGAGACAATATGCTCAAAATCATTCTCTGTAACCGCCCTATTCTGAGTTGCGTACGCTCTAGGTGCTCTAAACTTAACTGAGAGTGCTGTTTCACGGTCTTCACCGTCTTGAGCAGCGTCTTTAGTGGTCAAACTGATGGAATTTGGAGAAATAGTGCGTTGATCACTATCAACTATGTTACCAATGAAGTCAAAACCCTTCGCACCGTTGGCTTCTACCCCATCTGTAGAGACATATGTAGTTCTGATGTATTCTCCATCAATTAATTTACGTCCAATTGACCCATCTCCGAAAATAATGCGATATCGCATGTCATCAGTCTCTTCTAGGTAGTAAATTCTACTAGTAGAGTCCGCATTTGTAACATTTTTTGCTGGACTATAGGTATCAGTCTCTGAAGATTGTGCAGTTGGTGAAATATCTACAGTTAGAAGTCCAGTATCTACATTTTCATCAGGAATAATGTACTCTTGCCTCTTAGTATAGTCAACTGTGAAGTTATAAGTGAGTAAATTACCTTGATATACAAGCACATTATCAAAAGTTGCCCTACCAGTTGAGGAATCTACTGGTACTTGGATGTCTTGAGTGAGTGCAAAGGTGTAACTATCGAAATCATTGTCCGCAACAAAGACATCACCCTTCTTAAGAGTCGCATATTCTGGAAAAGTAGTGCCATTTAGTCCTACTGCTGTCTGTGCAATCAATTTTACACACGCTCTAGGTGCTTTTATTGACCGTGGAGTGTAATTTAACTGCTTTGCAATGCGGACAATGTTATCTCTGACCGTAGATGTCTCTAAAAATGCCTCATTCAACGCCATATTAGCGTTAAAAGCAGTGTAATAAGTGTTATATGCTAAAATATCAATCAAATAAGACGCAGAGCTTCCCTCAAAATCGTAATCTGTAAACTCTTTTCGAGTGCGTAAGTACGATTTGATGGATTCTTTGATCTCAAAGAAGTCTAACGACGTTAATTGTGATGGAATTGCTGACATTTTATGCTTTCTCTAGAAGAAAATCGACATTTTGGACTTCACTTTCGCCTATTATCTTATAATCTATGGCAACTTGGACAGAATTTATCTCAGAATCATCACGAAGTCTGACACCAGTTACCTTTATCCTAGGTTCGAGTCTCGATAAACAGTTCATAATCTCGCTTCTCATAGCATCCACACTGAATGGATCCCATTGTTCAAATAAAAGCATCTTAACCCTAGATCCAATCTCATCTTGAAATGGTCTTTCTCCGAACATAGTTAAGATGAGGTTACGAACAGACTGCTTTATAGCATTCTCATTCTTAACCACACCAAAATCACCAGTATTAGGATTGTCTTTAAAGGAAATTGCTAAGTCCTTGAATCCTCTACTAATATATTTCTCAGATCTGAACCTATAAGAGGGCATTCTAACCTACTTTTAAAGATATTTATCACTATATCTTTTATTTATAGGGTTACCCGACTATTTTCCTTGACCCCTATATCTTTTTCTTGCTCTGTTACGAGCTGTAGCAGCTAATTTGGTATTTTTTGAGTTTCCTTGCCTAGTTTTCTTCGGTTGAGGTGCTACATAACCACCTGTTGTTCCGTAAAGTGCCATTTTTTGTTGATAAACTACTATGATGATAGCACAGTTGCATGCCCCCAGGCAACCACAGATGAACAAGGGTAACTAAATCCTGAAAAACCAACTCCTAGAGGGTCTAGAATACGAGCAATGGGCAATTTCAAAGCAAATACTGTTACAGTTGTCGCCATAAGGATTCTAGTATGCCCTACTCCACCTCCATCTTCAATTGTTAACTGACTACACGGTATAGGAGTAGGTACTGGACATGTGGATTTACCACAAGGACACATGTACACAATAATATTAGTACATACTGCTATATGCGGTTGGAATGTATCCCCATGTATCAT